TATTATGTTTTACACAATAATATATTCCCCCCAATAATTAACAACAAAACTAATCTGTGCAAAACGTTGTTTTACTCAATTATATATCATCTCCAACAGTTTACACAATCAAGCACTTTATCACAGTAAAGCGCTAAAGCGTTTCACTAATCAAATACTTTATCACAGTAAAGCGCTAAAGTATATCATACTATTGTGTACACAATCACATTGTGCATCAAATCATTGTGATTATATCCACAACATCCAAAATGTCATGTATACATAATACATGATAAAAACCTATTGTCAAATTTAAACCTTGTGCTATAATATAAGTACAAAGAGGAAAGGAGATAACTCAAAATGACAAAGGAAACAGCAAAAGTAATAAAACAACTCATTCCAAATCAGGACAAAGCATTAATGATGGCATCAAGTATCAACAATGCAATTAGTCTCTTAAAGCTTTACAAATTATCTAATCAAGAAATCAAAACAATCATAACCGCAATGGTAATTGGATAGGAGGAAATAACATGTTAGTAGTTAACAAGAGAACTGGTCAGGTTGAAGAATTTAGCACTTTTGAACACTATATGGATGATGAACTTCGCGAACGTGTTGCATGGGAACTCGCACCTTGCAGTGATGAGGATTTCATGGACCGCTATGTATATCTTCACTATCAAACTTTTGCTGAAGAATTTCAGGTTAATTAAGGGTGAATTATTCACCCTTTTCGGAGCTAATCAATTATGCAAGAACAATTCGATATTCAAATTTCTTACGTAGAATTAAAAGAAGTTGATATTGCTCCTTTTATTAACAAATTAATCACTGAGGGTTATGTCTCGAAATTAACTATACGTGAAGGAGGGAACTACGTCTTTTCTTACTATACAATTGATAAATATATAAAAGTAAAAAAAGGATTAAATTTCGTCGTTGAAGTGTAAGGAGAGAAAAATGAAAATTTATATTGTTACGCATGAAAACATAACGTTTCCGGAAGCATATCAGAAAGTTGAAATCATGAAGGAAGATATAGATAATTATATTCTGAAATCTGTGACCTATGATAATATGTTCGACAAGATACCTGATTTGATTTCTTTTGCTCCGGATGCAGTAGAAGAACATCTTTCTGAAATTATAAATTTTTGGTTAGAAAATCAGAAGGATGCTTTTTACGAAATAGGTTACTATGACTTGGGAGATTTTTATTTAGCTTTGGAAAGGTAGGTTAACAATGTAATCTTAAAAATAAAAAGGGGAGTTAATCCCCTTTTTAAGATTTTGTTACAACTAAACATTCCATTATTTTTCCACCACCATATACATGATATTCTCCTTCTGTATGAGTATTACTTAAATTAATAAATTCAAAATAGAGATTGTTATCTAATGTTTGTACAAAATAAGTCTTTAAAGCTATATTTGAATTTGTCGTGTTATCTTTAATAGTATCAATAAAGTAATAACATGAAGAGCTTTGATTAAGTTTTACATTGTTATTATCTAAAAAATTAGTATAAGGAACTTGAAGTTGTTGTGTTTGTATTTTACCGCCATCCATTTTAAATATGATATTAGTAGTTGAAGCCACAAATATTTCAAACTTTGTATATCTTCCTATTAATGGTGTTAATACAAAAATATAATTCCCACTTGAGTCAACTTTACTACCCCCGCCGCCGGCGTGCTGGTCTACGTATTGTTTCGTGGCTACTTGCATCGCTTCATTCGGATCCTCATCTACTAACAGAGAGGAAGCAAATTTTACGTTTTGGAAACCAGAAAAACGCATCTGCTGAAAACCGGTACCGTCACAATTATACTGTTTAACTGTAGTACCCGGAGTGACTGTAACATCGCTAATGGAATAAGTAATTAATTTACTATCAAGAGCGATCGGAGTATCTGTATGAACAATATTTTCCGATACGATTCCAACAGAACCTCCATTTGTCTGAACGCCAACACCGAAGTCGGTAGCGTAAGTTATATGAGCACCTTCTTCGAAATCAATCTGCGCGCCTGTACCCATTAAGAGATTTCCTGAGAGCCTTCCGCCAGTTAACGGTAAATATCCTTGCATCTGTTCTTGCACATCATTTTTAGCAATACTAATCTGGCCATCAACATATGATTTCGGTACGGCGTCCTGATTATTCGTAGGAGTTTTTATATTTCGGATTGTTGTTTCATTTCCAAACTGAACCGTGCCAATATTGTTCATTTCTACAATGTCAGTATTGGAGTTACCTGTAAGAACTAAATGCCCAGTACCTTTATTATGATAGAGGGAATAATTCGCCGCTCCGAATCGAACGGAATTATTTACTCCCATATTGATATCGCCTGACATCGTGCCGCCAGTCAGTGGCAGATAATCTCCAGTAGGTTTTACATTTGCTACAGCGTCATCGACATACTTTTTGTTAGTCGCATCCGTCACATCCACAGGATCAGCAACCATAGAAATTTTCGCACCGTCAACATCAATTTCCGGATAACCTTCAAATAGAAGGGTATTATTTCCAGCCGCAATATGGCCGGTATCCATTACGATTTGATTCAGACCCATAGTCAGATTGCCGGTCATGGTATCGCCAGCTTTCTTAACATAGTCACCTTCCACGGTAGTAATGTCCTGCTTAATATTCGAAATCTCAGTGTTAATGGAACTGATATTCGTCTCATTCGTAGTCACACGAGACGTAAGGGAAGTAATATCCGTTTCTGTCTTATCTACTCTCGAAGTAAGCGACGTAATATTAGATGTATTCGTCTTAATATTGTTCTCTGCAGTGTCCATTCTCGAAGTAAGAGAAGTAATCTTTTTATTTACTTGACTAAGCGAAGCATTAATAGATGTCACAGAACTATCTAACGTCTGCTTATTTACAGCATCGAGAGCTTCCTGAGGGTTTGCCACATTGGAAATATTCAACGGAGAAGGTTCAAACGATAAAGGTGCGTAAAGTTTCAGCCCTTCGGTAAGATCAGAAAATGCAAGGGCGCTATTCCCACCAAGAGACATAGTCAAAATACCATTCAGATCAAGGTCACCATATAGATAGGAATTTCCCTTCTCCGCAGGGGTGCCAACCTGTAACCTGCCTGTGTTAAAATCTCCAGTTACACCAGCAGATCCTTCTACAGAAAGACCTCCATAAGAGATGGTAAGCTTACCCGACATCGTATCTCCAGCCTTTTTCACGAAGGTTTCCTTTGCTTCGTCAAGAGTATCTGCGGCTTCTTTTGCGGAGTTTGCGGCATCCGTGGCAGACTGAGCGGCCTGAGAAGCAGAGTTCGCAGAAGCATCTGCGTTGTTTTTCGACTCCGTAGCAGAAGCGGCAGAAGCATCCGCACTGTTTTTCGACTCTGTAGCAGAAGCGGCCGAAGCATCCGCACTGTTTTTCGACTCTGTAGCAGAAGCGGCAGAAGCGTTTGCACTATTCTGTGAAGCGGTAGCAGAAGCGGCACTTTCCGATGCGCTGTCTGCCGATGCGGCCGCGGACGATGCGGATTCCTGGGCGGAGTTTGCCGCGGCTTCCGCCTGAGATTTTGCGTTTTCGGCTTCTGTGTGGGCGCGATCGGCTTCCGAGGATGCTCTGTCTGCCTGTTTCTGGGCTTCTACAGCAGAAGCGGCGGAATTATCCGCTTCATTCTTTGCGCGATCCGCTTCCGAGCTGGCACGATTTGCCTGATTTCTTGCGTCTTCTGCGGCTTGCTGAGAAGCTTCTGCGGACGCTTGCGATTTATTCGCTTCCTGTTCTGCTCGGTCTGCTTGCGCTTTCGCTTCTTCCATCCATTTGTTGGTTTGTTCAAGAACCTCTTGAAACGCTTTATCAATGATCTCATAATTCTCATTCATGTCATTGATCACTTCATTAAAGTGCAGATTCGTCTTATTCATGATCTCGTAAAACGAGAGAGAATCATCATAGATGGTCGGAATGGCTAACTGTGTATGATAGTGGATATAGCGAAGTGGGTTTAAATATCTCATGGTTACCTCCTAATAATATACACCGAGGAAGCAATCTTCCAGCTCCTCAATAATCATCACATCAATATTTAAAAGGGTTTCTCTCCACTTTAAAATAAGATCGTTCGGGTTTACCCCGTCCCACCCGGTGATTTCACGGATGTAATCCGTATTCGTTTTACCGGTCACATTGTGGGTATAATCTGTATCCCGGCTATTCTCGTCCGTAAAATGACGATCATAAGTAGAATCAACTTTCGTGTTTGAAGTATCCTTATAGGTTTGATCCGTTGTATTCTCTGAGGTGCCGTCATTCGTTGTGCTTTCATTTCCTGAAGTGGAACGAAAATCTGTTGAGGTAGCATATAGATTATTCTCCAGATCGTTCCACGTCAACTGATTCATCGGAGTGTTGGATGCCACATCTTTTACTGTTTCAGAATAGGTTCGGGTTCCTTCGTCATGTGTTTTTCCTGTCTGTTTGATATTCGTCTTTGCGTCGTCCGTAAAATCAGTCAGCGTATTTGCTGTGTCGGAAGTCGTAGCCGTATCGTGGTAGTCACTTGTTTCGTTTGATGTCTTATCTTCGGTCCGATCTTCATTTCCGAGATATTTTTCAATGTAGTTTCTTGTCCAAAGTTTTTCATATTTTACTTGTGTCGTTTCCCACAGTCGAATATAGTACGGCATGATCTCGCCGAGGGTTTGCTGTAAACGTAGTTTCCAAAATTCAACAGTTTCTTCACCAATTTCCCGGAAGTAATAATGTCGTAAAATCTTTTGGCAGAGGGTAGGACGATAGGATTCTTCCCAGATGGGAAAATCATAGAAGATCTTTTCCCATACGGTGGGGATGATGGTATTTACATCCGTGACCCAATTATTTGGGGGTTTGGTATTGTCATTAATTACTTGGTTATATAAATATTCGCAATACCAGCGCACCATAGTTGTTGTGCTACTCACTACTGCTCACCCCCCTTAGACTGTCGTGCAATTCTTTGCGTAGAGAAAGTATCGTCTTCTGGATTATCCTGATAGGTATTATAAGTATAACCCTGTGTATTTTCTCCGAGAATATCTGCGTAAAGGTTGGAACGAAAGTCTACGGATACGTTCGTACCAAAGAGTTCATTGAAATGTTCTACCGCTTGGCGCCGTGACACAAGACCTACATTCTGGGCCATTTCGGAATATCCTAACCCAGCGGTTACTTCATTCGAAACAAGGCGTTCCGTCTTTTCCGAAGCGGGGGTAACGATACCAAAGGCAGATAACATTTCTTTCCATGTATTAATCTTTTGGATCTGCAACTTATCTGCGATATATGGAATATTTTGATTCAAAATTTCAATGTTGTCAATTGGTGTTCCTTCGGATGTCATAATAAATGGTTGATAACCAAAGAATTTCTGCATCAGATTCTTATAGGTAAGTTTCTTTTTCTCTGGTGTTTTGACAATCAGTGCGAACTTCTGCAATTCAACGTTAGACAGAATATTCATTTCAATGCTGGTCAATTTCTGCGCAAAGAGATAAGCCGTCGGTTCATCAGGTAACCAGCTCAAGTTATTAAAACACAGAGCACAGTTTTTCATATCTAATTCTTTGTAGGTATAATTTACATTGGTACTATATGCGGTAACCTTTTTCGGCAGATTGTAAAAGTCCATCTCGCCGGTTGTGGTACACTGCAGTGAGAGATATTTTTCCAGAATTTCATCGTAGAAGAAGACACACTTGCCATTGTAAAATAGCAACCATTCGATATATCTTTCATTCATATCGTCCGGAAGATCTCTCCATTCATAACGCGATAAGGCGATATTTCGAATCCGATTGTAATAATCGTGAAATATCGCGTTTTTCATTCGCAGAATGGTTTTATCCGACCATTCTAAAGGCAATCCTCGGTTTTTCAATGTCCTAACACTCCTTCATTATTATTTAGATCATAATTTCCGACGTCGGTGGTATGCCAAAAAGTGATTCCGTTGGATAAAATCTGCTTAATCATACGCATATCTCCAACAGGCATGTTACCGGTCACCGACGGCTGATCTAACTTCAGGTAATTCCAATATTTTCGAGTGTGCAAGTTTGGGACGCCGGTACTATTGACACGGTATCCAAACTTGGTGAAGTAATCATCAATTTTTACAACATAACCCCAATGCAGTCTTTTATGAATAATCCAAAAATCCATTGTTTCCATGTTGTAATTCACACCGCCGACATTATTTGAACCTTTGCTTTGATCTGGCTGACTTTTGACTACAGACAAACCGCCAATGGTAGAAAATCCTGCTTGCAATGCACTTAATCCAGCTTGTGCGATGGCTAATCCTGTTCCAACACCCAAACCCGCTTTACTTCCTGCACCACTTACTACAGATCCAGAAGCAGAGGAAACACCCCCCAGCACAGAACTTAACATACTCAAGGCAAGATTCGTATCTTGCTGTGCATAGTAGTTCTCCCATACTCCAAAGTTCCAGTTACATTTTGGAAAACCAGAAAGTTTGATTCCATAGTCATAGTTGTTCTTGCATTTCATATAGTAAGATGGATACATCATATAGGTAGGGTCAGTTCCAAACGCAAATTTAAATTTAAATTTCATAGTAGTTGTGCCGGGAACTGGATCGCTTTCTATAATATCCTCATACTTGTAGTCATAACTTTGACCGTCGAGAGTCGTAATGCTGAAGAAGTGATATGGCCAGCAGAACAGCTTATTATTTTTCGGAATGTAATCATCATCAAGAGTCGAATAATTGATTAGATATTCCTTTTCTCCTACGTTACCATTCGGATCTTCAATATTAATATTTAATTTTCCATTTCCACCGGAACTATAAGTCAAGCCAGCAGATGGAACCATTGAAATACTGTTAATTGCGCCAGCTTTTCCTCCCTCATTCATTCGTTTTAGCCATGCATTACAGTATCCAACTCCAAGGTCATTCCCATTAAATCCAATATATTTTAAACCTTGATAAGTATTTTGAATTAAACCTCCTTCTAAAACCTCATCCTCTTCGTCCACATCTTCAGAAGTTGCGACAAGAATAATTGAGTCATATATGATACGATCATCAAATTCGCCATCAGTATCTAACGGGCGTGTTGATCCTTCAAATAGCCTTGAATTTTCAACATAGTAATATTCATAACGTTGCATGAAGTTCAAATCTTCTTCTACCACATTTCGTGAGATGGTATCATCCGCAACGTGCATCCGCTCGATAAAGGATTTTTTAATTTCAAAATCGAAAAGCCATGTTTGCATGACATCAATTTCAAAAGTAATTGCCGTGCAATTTTCGTTGATATACAAAATGTCGGAAATAAAGGCATAAAGCCACTTATTACCAAAGCCCCCATTCTGGAAACATAAATAGTTACAATCGTAAAAATAATCGGCTACATCTTCCAGAAAGATTGCCCATGTAGTACTATTCGATGCCAGACGCTGATAGGTTAAACCGCTATACGTCTTTTTCGTTTTCGATGCAAAATAGCTTTCCTGTGCAGATTTTGACGTAAACAAAATCGTGTCCGTATAGGTATTATCTAACGGAATCGACTGACATACACGAACCGTTGTCGATGGACCAATTAAAGGACGAATCATATTATTACCTCCAATTCAGCGATAGCCTACCAAAGAATGGCAGGCTATCATATAGTAAAAGGAAAGGAGTAGAGTTAAGCATTTTCCCGTGTCGAAATGGTAGCCGTCTGGCTAACTGGAAAATACTTCGATTTTGCAATAATGTTAAAACTATTTGGAATCTTTTCATTTGCAGAAACATGAACTCGAACCTGAGTATTATTTACAACCGTCATGGTTGTTTCGGTAGATTCATTTCCGGTCATTTCCCACTCAAGGGTATCATCTACCGTGCCCGTGGACTTGATTGTCGCATTGATGGTCACATCTTTTGGCAACTGAGATTTCTGAATGACGCTGTTAGATGGATTCAGTGTAATTCCTGTAATCTCATTATCTGGAACGGTAAACAGAATCGCATTTGCAAAACGAGAAACAGAAAATACCGTCCACTTATGAAGGAAGTAGTTCCAATACAGACCTTCCGGATTGCGAACATCTTCAAACTGGAGAAGTACGTCATAAATCTGGAAAAAGCTTTCGTCACACAGAAGCAGTTTTGCTCCGGTAAGCTCACCGAAGTTATCAATTAAGATTCTTCTTCCCATGAACTCTGCTTTATCCATGTTAAATGCGGAAGCCAGTACTTCCACATCCATCATTGCATCAAATTCTGCGTCGATGAAGATAATCTGTGAACTGCGGTCCGTATAGGTCGGAACTCCCATCGCATTGTACTGAGTACTCATAAAGGTCAGCTTATTGCTATAACCCTTTACGGTAGAAATGATTGACTTCATATTGTCCGCAGTAACCGTCGGGATTTCCACTTCATAGAATAAGTCTTTCTTTGCATATTCTACGATCAACTGCTTCATGGTAATGAATTCGTCATATTCCATACCGGAGTACAGGCTGGAAATAATATCGCTTACCAGATTGTAAACACCGTCCTCTGAAAGGAACGCTCTTTCCAGATCTCTTCTCTGAATCGTCGTTTTAAAGAAGTTCTGATAGTCCAGCTTATGGAAAATAGACTTTACATCCGGAATTTCACGTTTCATGAACTCCGTTTCCGCTGTCTGCGGATCGTAAATCTTTGCCTTAGCAAGAGAAGTGTATACTTCTTCAATGGTTTCTCCGTAATCAAGCATACCCTTTTTCAGCATAGCAAACGGATTCTTGTAAAGGCGGGAGCTAAGAATCACCTTACCAATACGGTTTACCAGTGCATCGAGGAACTCATTTGCCAGTCCCGGAAAATTGAGAACCGCAGAACCGTAAGTCTTAATATCTTCCTGCGTTGCTACAGGAACTCTTTCCTGAAAGGAAAGGGATGCTTCATTACGAACCGCATTTAAAATATCTACACCGTTTTTTGCTAATTTCACATTTTTTGGTTTTGTTGCCATTTCACACCTCTTAATTTTCTTCTGTCACAAAGACATCATCATAAGTAAGTTCTTCTGCACTATGCGCAGTTTCTTCCTCGTCTAATACGGTAGTGTCCGAGTTTACCGTAGAATCACCATTCATAAACCTTTCTACATAGCGTCTTTTTAAATCATTATAAGAATTTAAAGCATCATCTTTTTCTGCATGAGCGGAAGCTAATGCTTCATCCAAAGTAACAATTTTGCCTTCTAATTCTTTGTTGTAATCAGCAATCGTTTTAACTGCGGTCAACCCTTCATCAGAATCCGCGAAGCCCTGACTTACAATGTCTAACGCTTCATATACTGTCATTTCGTTTCACCTCCTAAATTTTTCACAAGCTTATAAATATTATTTGCGTTCGTAAGAGCCATACGATAGCAAATAACAATCACACGGAGCATATCTTCTGTCAAATTTAATCCCTCACCTGTACCTTTAATTATATCAGCTTTAATCAAATCTTCAATAATTTCTTTTGCGTAATCAGGAATTTCTTCTAATTTCTGATATCTTTTTTCTGCCATTTCTGTTTCCTCCTTAATTTCTTCGGCTTTATATTTTTCATAATTTGTTCGAACAAATTCCGTATTCCCACGGAATAACTTCACTGTTGTTCGGGTATCTACATGAGTAAACGTCGTATAAGTTCCAACCGTATATTTACTATGATCATAGACATAGGTCTGCACTGCGGCTGGGGGAACTCCGGTTACCTGTATATCTGCGGCTTTTCCAAGCGTATGCTGAGAATTTGATACACCTCCAACTGCCGCATTATGCGACTTCGTGCGATATCCCGAAGTAATGACCACAGGTTTTCCAAAATATTCTCGGATTTGATCCAACAGATCGACTAAATTATCATCGATTAAAACGGTAGGATATCCATCTTTTGACTGAAATTCTCTTACTTTAAAATACTTACCCACTTGATAGTCCAAATTCGTAAAAGTACTAACCATCCGAACCTCCTGTTAAATGTACATTCGACGCCGATATATTTTGAATGTGCGTAATATGCGCCCAATAGCCAGCTTTAAAATACTGCTGATAATTTCCAAGGATTTCATCACAACGATAAAACTCACTATCGTTAAAATACCACCATCCATTGCAATAGGAAGGAAAGTAGGTTGCGGTATACGTTTTTCCATTTGGTCGCTTAAAGACTACCGTAAATCTGCGGATCGTAACATCAATCGCTCCGGACTCTCCGCCGCCCCCTTCTCCTCCGCCTCCGGGGTCAGCTCCATTCTGAAATTCACGCCAATAACCTTCAGAAGCCCCCGTACTGCTCACGGTATTCGACCCATTATTTTTCCAAATGACACGGGAGCTTCGCGTGTCCACATGGGTAAAAGTACCGTAAACACCGATTCCCCCGGTCGAAAAGGTTTCTTCCACGTAGTTTGCTACCGCTAAGGGCGGTACCCCTCGAAGCTGAATATCAGCGGCTGTCCCTTTGGTATGCTGACTGGATGCCGCACCCCCTACCGTGGCATTATACGATGGGGTACGGTACCCGGACGTTATTGTAATCCCCGACCCGAAAACGCCGCGAATCCGCTCCAATCGTTCGGCAAGAGCATCGTCGATCAGCACGGTATCCGACCCATCATTACACGCAAACTCGCGAACCTTAAAATGTTCCGATACATTGGTGTTTGCGTCAGTTCTCATGCTATACGTCTGTACCGCCATTGTTTACCGCCTTTTTAATTTCTTCCACCATAACCTTAATCTGTGTTAGCATTTCATTCATGTGTTCATCTGACTTTGTCATTTGATAATAAAAAAGCAGACACATCACGATCGGAAATCCTACCGTGGAAATATAAGACATAATCTGTTCCATTCGACCCTCCTTTAACGGATCATATTTAAAATCTCCAAACCAATCCGCTTGACGCGCTGGTTTTCAAAATATAGAAATCCCTGCTCGTATCCCTGAATCATCAGATTCAGCCACGCAATTTTTCTTCCTCGATTTGCAAAATAGGTATTTTCGGTATGGTCTTCTCTGGTTAATGCATAGGTTACACGTGACTTGTCGAAAGTAGAATCCATATACAGGTACCCATTTCTGCGATCAAACCAAAGCCCATACTCATTATCCAAATATACAAGATTGCATACGCTCTTGACATCTCCGGTTTTCTTTTTAATAAAGTCCTTAGTATCTTCAACATATTCGTTATCTATTGCATATTGCCCGAACTTAGATCCCTCGATCAACTGCCCGAACCGAGTTGATTTTTTTTTGTCTCGATAATCTTGCGATAAGGTGTGCTCCAAGTAAATTAACCCATTATCCGTTAGTTTCCAACGCTTTTTCCCGTAAGGCTGGGATAAGTTAAAATAATCATAATAAACATTGGAAACATTAATACTATTGGATAGAAAATATACCGGAACATCATTCATTCGAGATATCGTTTCATAAAGGTCCAAAAATAAGCGAATCTCATTTTTTAAGTATCTCTTGCTCTGAAATTCATCAAAACATATGGAAGTAACTCCGGCGTAAGATACAGATTTATCTTTTCCACCAGTATTTAAGTCCACTCCATAACCCATAAGATTCCATCCACCTTTTTCTATTCCACGTTCGCGTTCATAGAAAAAAGTTCCGCTTCTCCCCGTCGTTATTTTGAATTGTGTTTCCGGATATAAATGTGTAATATCTTTGAAAAAAGACTTTGCCGCCTTTACTAATTCGTTTTCAAATCTTCGTAAATAGACAAAATTTTCACCTTTTTCAAAATAATTTTTACAAGCGATCTGCGTTTTATATCCGTAAGTCTTACCATTTCCTCGTTCGCCTGTGATAAAATTAAATAATGCTTTCTTTTCTAAACAATTATCATAACTATAATACATTATTTCGCCCCTTTTTTAAGAATGTACAGGCGCAGAAGAACACTATTCCCATAGCTATAGATCTCCGGGCGGGGCTTAATCCGTGGATTCCCTTCATCATTCTTTCCGCTAACCTGTACATATTTATTATATCAAAAAATGTGTGTATAGTCTATTTTAAATTAAATGTAGTTTCAATTAATACAGCCCCGCCTTCCGTTTGGGTGAGCATTAATTTTCCTGTATAAATCTGACCTGTTTTAAAGTTATCATACGTGACTTGTTCATAACATTTTGCTGGCAGACCCGCACAGGTGATTAATAACTCACCGTCTTTTTCTCCAATGTATCGTTTCGCTCTGATATATCTTGCTCTATCAAATTCTTTTTCAATTTTAAAATATCCTAATTTTTCATTGTCTAATGGAATATTATCTGATTTTTCTTTTAAGTGCAAAGAGTCTGTGTCGCAGTAAATAAAGCTGTCGTAATTTCTCTGCGCATAGGATATGATATATTTTCTTGCATACGCGGTGACAAATAATCCAACAGGCAAATAATATTCTGGACGAAATTCTGGTGCCATTGTTTGGAATCGTAAAATATTATTTTCTAAGTAAGGAATTTTTTGTGATTTTAACGGATTCGTCGCAAATTTGCCGTATGTTGAATTTTGCATCTGTTTTGAAATAAAACGTAACCCATTATTCCCTTCTCTTCCTGCCTTTTCTTTTACTGTCGCCCATTTTTGGATGAACTCAGTGAAGAGATTCTCTGTGTCTCGAAAATAGTAAACCTTATGCGCTTTAAAATACGCAACTTCATAATGTTCTAAAAACATTTCATAGTCAACCGAAGTTAAGGTTAAATTCACAATTTCACTTTTACTATTTTCCAGATACTCTCTTCCATTAAATAATTGTGAATTTTTAATCTGTATCGTAGGTAATTTACCCTCTTTCAACCAAAATTCGCATTCAAACGTAATAATAAAAAGACTATATCCGGCGATCTCTTCCAGATCATGGGTGATGATCGGCGCCCCGAATGGAAATATATTTTCTGACATGACATAAGGGTAAAGAGAATTTACGTCGTAAACAACTACATTCTCAAATTCTTTTCCCTCATATCCTTTTTTTAAATAAGTCCATCCACCGCGATAGGCATGACGTAACTCTTTATCAATAGATAATGCTAAATTTTCTTGCTTTGATAAGTTTAAATTCGTTAGATATGGTTCATCATTTTGCAAAATTGGAAAGATTCTTTCAAATTTTCGTTTTCCTATCGTTTCTTTCAAGTCATTCATCGCCGCTGAAGATAATGTTAATCGATTGATGTTATTCTCAAACATTTGGTTTAACGAATCTCTTAAAATAATGACATCATTTTTTAAGTACTCAAAATCTTGCTGAGATAACGATCCTCCGATCTCTCTTTCTTCATCGTAATCAATTTCTAATTTCTCAATTCCTAAATTAAATGTCTTTGACATTTTACTAATAGGCATCGGTATCAACTTCAATGAATCAACAAAAGTAACTTTAAAAATCTTCGTTACTCTTTTCTGCGTCGTATAGTAAAAATTGCATTCGATTCGATACCATTGATTACGATCGGTAATTAATGTGCGAAACTCACATGCTTCTTCTAACTTCTCTTGCTTGTGCTTCCAACCGTTTTGCAATAAATAATTTACAATAAAACTTCCGTCAAATTTGAGATTGTGAAAATAGATTTTGCTTCGTTTCTTTAGTTTATAACAAAATTCAATAAAAGATTGAATATTTGTTCCGCATTCAAAGGATGACATACAATCTAAATTACTAATTCCCCATGCCCAAACTTCCGTTTTTTCTGGATCCGTTGTTGTTTCAAAATCTGCCGCAAAAATCTCCGTCTTAGACATAGGATTTTACTTGCTCAATTCCCCATAATAATTCTTGAATTTTCTGCTCTGCGGAAATTGGCATGTAAATTATAAATTCGATTGTAAACACATCTCGATAATCTTCAGTTAACGCTAATTGGTAAAATTCTTCCGGACTAATATCCCCCAGAGCTTCCTCTACTACTTGCTGAATTTCTGGACCTAATTCATCTTCTATTCCATTTAAATAGTTTTGATAATAAGTATCAATATTTCTTTCTTTTGATAAATCAATCATTAAATTTCGTTTAAACCTTGTCCATTGATTTACGTCATTAAAACGACCTTCATCAAAAGGTACAGGTTCTTGCAAAGCTTTTTCTTGTGACGCCGTCCATCCAGCCCTTCCTTCTACAAACCTACTATATTTTTCTGCTCTTTTTCTTCTCTTTTCGTTTCTTCTCTGATTTAATCGCGCCGTCTCTGATATAGCATAAGTAGAAGTTAAAACATCTTTTATTCTTACAATCTCAAGATTCTTCGGGGACGGGATTTTCTTCATTTGCTTTACTTCCGATCGTAATGCTTTCATGTTTGGATAGTTCTTCATTAGCTCATCCACCGAACGACGTGGTGGTGCATAGCTCTTGCCGAACTGTTTTTCAATCCTTGTAACCGCGGCATTGTAACTTCTTACCGCAGAAGCGGCGAATTGTCGCCGCTTACGGTAAGCCTGTGTTAGTTTTGGCTTCTTTGCCATATTTTAACTCCTATACTAAATTAAATGTGGCATACTTTTTCATTCCAGTTCCTTCCTGGCGGATTTCAATAGTAATCGGCTTGTTCAAAATGACTTCTTCGCCAAAAATCAACTGATAATTTCTTACCGCGCCCGCAAATCCTCTGGATAAAGCCGAATAAGATTCCCCTGCCGTGTCGATAATAATTGTTCTTGGCAATACTTCAATTTCGCCAGTCTGCTGTGATTTCATCTCTACTGGGTAAACTAACCACGCCTGCACTTCAATCTGCTGTCCATAACAATCCGAAATTTTATAATCCGGATTATTTAACGCATTAAATACATTCATTTTCAATTCTTCAGGTAAAGTCTGCACTGTCTTCTGTACACTTAATTCATTCATTTTTATTTCCTCCTATTTTTAAAAAAGATAAAATTATATATTCAGTAAAGAATCTCGCAATTCTTTAATGACACGATTTAAATCTAAAATATCACATCGCTCTAATTTATCGGTGATATTTATCCAATCAAGTACTGTTTGTTCATCTTCATATTCTTGTAAGTCTAAACAGACATCGTCAGTAAAGATATTATACCATAAAGTATATGGTTGGTTTCTATATATTCTATCGCGTATTTCAAATAATGCTTCAATTTTTCTCATAGATTCTGCAACACCTCACTGTACATGTTCATTGTATGCAAATAGACAAATAAGTTATAACCAAAATATAATACTCCAAGAGCTATGAGCACAACGCCTATCCAAAAATACTGTTTTTTCATTTTATTTTACTCCTTTCCTGTAATAATTTAGAAGAAAATTATAATAAACTCAAGCAGTAACATTACAATTCCTATCCAAAAATATTGTCGGTTATTTTTTCCTATATTCATAATATTCTGTCTCATCCATTAGAACGTATTCATTTTCAACTTTTACGATCTTTTTTCTTTCACTATTCGCTTTCTTTGCAAAGTATCTGGAAATATACCTTCCTGTTTCTGGATTAATTCCCTTTTTCTCATTTTCTGTCTGTGGCGGTTTTCGATGTCTCTTTCGATATTCAATATCTGCAATCGCTGTACTGGCTTTATAATAACGTCGATGATAGACGTAACCCTCAGGATTTTCAATATAATTCCCATTTATAGTTAAATGCAAGCGCCAATCATCTTTATCTTCGTAAATTCTGTCTTCCCATGACTTTGCAATACACTCAAAGTTTTCTCTTTCATTTTCAGGAATTTCAAAGAAAAGATAGTGATTTTTTAAATAAAGTAAAATATATTCTTCTGCTCCTTCTTTTGTCGGAAAATCCCCAAAAATTCTATTAAATTGTGTTTTAATGCAATAATTCCATTCAATAGGTATGATCATAAATCCGTACATTTCATACCAATGTTTTGGAGCTAAATCATGTCTTTTTTCCAAATAATGTAAGTCCTTCAGTTCAATGTCTAAAGCTTCTTTAAAGTCTATGTACATTCGTTTCCTCCTTAATTAACCTGAAATTCTTCAGCAAAAGTTTGATAGTGAAGATATACATAGCGGTCCATGAAATCCTCATCACTGCAAGGTGCGAGTTCCCATGCAACACGTTCGCGAAGTTCATCATCCATATAGTGTTCAAAAGTGCTAAATTCTTCAACCTGACCAGTTCTCTTGTTAACTACTAACATGTTATTTCCTCCTATCCAATTACCATTGCGGTTATGATTGTTTTGATTTCTTGATTAGATAATTTGTAAAGCTTTAAGAGACTAATTGCATTGTTGATACTTGATGCCATCATTAATGCTTTGTCCTGATTTGGAATGAGTTGTTTTATTACTTTTGCTGTTTCCTTTGTCATTTTGAGTTATCTCCTTTCCTCTTTGTACTTATATTATAGCACAAGGTTTAAATTTGACAATAGGTTTTTATCATGTATTATGTATACATGACATTTTGGATGTTGTGGATATAATCACAATGATTTGATGCACAATGTGATTGTGTACACAATAGTATGATATACTTTAGCGCTTTACTGTGATAAAGTATTTGATTAGTGAAACGCTTTAGCGCTTTACTGTGATAAAGTGCTTGATTGTGTAAACTGTTGGAGATGATATATAATTGAGTAAAACAACGTTTTGCACAGATTAGTTTTGTTGTTAATTATTGGGGGGAATATATTATTGTGTAAAACATAATA